GGAAAGCCCTGTGGCCTATAGCAATGCCTATATCGGACATAGGCTTAGGTGCCCTTTACCTTTACTTACTATATTTAGGTTGTAGTAGGTTAGTAGGTTGGATAAGAGCAGTAGAGGCAAACACTTAGAGAATCGAACTTCAAAGGGCGCTGGAACCTCAGGTTGGAGGAAGGATTTAAAGGGCCTCTAAGGACTTAGCGTCCTAGCTGGGCCGTAGGCCTTACCGTGTGGGTGGGGGTTCTACCTCGGCCGAGAGTAGAAGCCTGTTCGGTGGTGTAGAATGTTCTATGCCCAGTCTTGGTTCTAAGCTACAGTAAATAGCACCATGGAAGTCCAAACTCAGTCCGTATGGGGCTTCCCCAGGGAATCTCCTGCCCCGGTTAATGGGGCTCTGCCAAACGTGGTCCCCGGGTTCTCCTGGACCCCGACTGCTGCCGAGAGGGCCGCTTTCCTGGTCAAGCTCGCAGAGTCTGCGCGCTATACCCATGCTGCTGCGTTTGCCGGGGTCAATCATTCCGACATGGTCGTGTACCGGAACAAGCATCCGGAGTTCCAGCGGGCATGCGACTATGCAATCGATCACTATAAGGATGGGATTGAGCGCGAGGTTGAACGGAGAGCGATTGAGGGCGTGATCTCAGAGCGCGTGACGAAGGATGGAACTGTAGTCACATGCGTCCGAAAGTCAGACGATCTCCTGAAGTTCTTCGCTAAGCGGCACATTAAAGAGTATAAGGATGAAGTGCCGCAGATGTTGCAGATCAATAATCAGGCGAATATTAACGTAAACGTTGAGATTGACGCTATTTTTGCCTCACTTACTCCTGGGCAGATCGAGCTCGCACGACAGCTTCTTACTGAGGCGGTAATTGATGCTCCAGCAGGGATTGACTCCGGAACAGCTGCAGTTCCTGCTATCTAATAAGCAGTCTGCACTTGCATCCCTAGACCGTCTCCAATCAGCGAATAAGCTTCTCGACTACATAACGCTGTATTGGGACTGCCTCGAGCCTGGCCGTAAGTTCATCAACGGTTGGGCAGTTGGTGCGATTTGTGAGCATTTGCAGGCAGTGACAGACGGGCAGATTCGTCGGCTTCTGATGAACGTCCCGCCTGGTTGCATGAAGAGTCTAACGACGAACGTCTTTTGGCCGTCGTGGGAGTGGGGACCACGTAATCGTCCGGACATGAGATATGTCTGCGCCTCTTACTCTGAGGCGCTCACGATCCGCGACAATAGACGATGCCGTTCTCTAATCCAATCTGAGCGTTACCAGCGGGCATTCGGCCATAGATATGCTCTCGCCTCGGACCAAAGCGCGAAGGTGCGCTTTGATACTGATAAGACCGGATTCAAGATTGCGACCTCTGTTGGTGGTCTTGGAACTGGCGAGCGCGGAGATCGGTTCATCATTGACGATCCTCATAACGTGAAGGATTCGGAGTCGGATGTTATTCGGGATTCAACTCTTCAATGGTTCACCGAAGTAGTTCCGACTCGGATTATTGACGCGAAGAGTTCTGCGATTGTCGTTATTATGCAGCGTGTCCATGAGCGAGACGTCTCTGGGCATATTCTCGCGAAGGAATTGAACTACGATCTGCTCTGTCTTCCTATGGAGTATGAGCCTGATCACCCACATAAGAGCCGTTCGATCATTAACTTCGTTGATCCGAGAATCGAGCCCGGCACTCTTCTCTGGCCTGAACGATTCCCGAAGGATTATCTTGATGGTGAACTGAAGCCTGTTCTATCCTCGTGGGGTGGGAATTATGCGATCGCCGGGCAGCTGCAGCAGAGACCTGCGCCGCGTGGCGGCGGGATGTTTAAGAAGAAGGACTTTAAGGTCGTTGGCTCGAAGGATGTTCCGCAGAATCTCATTCGAGTTCGTGGTTGGGACCTTGCTGCCACAAAGGATGGGGGAGCATTTACTGCCTGCTGTAAGGGAGGACTCTCAAACAGAGGAGACGTCTATATCCTTGACGTCGATAGGATCCAAGGTTCTCCATTAGACGTTGAGAACATGATCCTAGACTGCGCGACGAAGGACGGAACGTCTGTGATTCAGGACCTCCCCCAGGATCCTGGGCAGGCAGGTGTTTCGCAGAAGTCTGCAATCTTGCACCTTCTTCATGGTTTTACTGCTTGGTTCTCCCCTGAATCTGGCTCGAAAGAAGATCGAGCAAAACCTCTAGCCGCTCAGGTGGAAGGCGGTAACGTATATCTTGTTCAAGCAGAGTGGAACGACGCGTTTTTGAATGAAGCCTGCGTCTTCCCGAACGGTGTGTACAAGGACCAGATTGACGCCGCCAGCAGAATGTATGCTGCGCTGCTGCGGCTCAAGGGTACGAGTCGTTCGGTCGCTGCCCCAGAACTAATCGGAATAGATAACGGTGGCGAAACGGAAGGCGAGCAAGGCGACTACTACTAAGCCTTCGCAGGCGCAGAAGATTGCTGTCGAAGCTGACGAGGAGACGCTGGCGTCCGCTGGCGTCCCTTCTTCTGTTGCTAATACTTCAGTCCCAACGAACGTCCAGGTCGGCGTGGGTGGCACCGTTATCTACGGTGGTTATATTGTCGAGGAGGAACGGGATCCTCGTGCCCGTGGGACTGAGAAGTTCCGTACCTATTCGAACCTAATCGCGAATCTGTCGATCGTCGCTGCTTCCTTGCATTACTACCTCAACCTGGTTGGTAAGGCGAAGTGGAAGTTTGCTCCTGCGGATGATTCTTCTCAAGCGAAGCAGCTTGCTGAGAAGACTCAAGAAGTTATGGAGGACACGGACATCCCGCTTACGAAAGTCGTGAAGCGTGCTTCTATGTTCCGAATGTATGGCTTCTCCCTGCATGAGTGGACGTCGAAGACCCGTAAGGATGGAACGATTGGGTTCGCGTCGATCGAACCACGTCCTCAGATCACCATCGAACGATGGTGGGTCGAACGCGGGAAGCTTGTAGCGGTATCGCAACGGGATCCGAATACTGGGAAGGAGCTTGTTCTTCCCCGTGCGAAGCTTCTCTATCTCGTCGATGATGTTATTGACGACGCACCGACAGGACTTGGAGTCTTACGCCACGTAATTGAAACTGGTACCCGTCTTCGTCGATACCAGCAGCTTGAAGGAATTGGCTTCGAGATGAATCTGCGTGGTGTCCCTCTTGGACGCGCGCCACTCTCGAAGCTCAAGCAGGTGGTTCAGGACGGTAAGATCACAGAGGAACAGTATAAGCAGATCCTTCGCCCTCTCAAAGATCTCCTATCGAACCACGTCCGTAATCCCGATATCTCAATCCTCCTTGATTCTGACCTGGTCCGTTCTGAGGATCCAAATCAGACCCCTACGGGAACCCCGCTCTGGAGCTTTGAGCTTCTCCAAGGAGCTTCGACCGGGGAGGCAGAGCTCGCCGCAACGATTTCCCGTTTGACGAACGAGATCGCCATAGTAATGGGAACCGAGCACATCCTGCTGGGCAGTGGTGACGTTGGGTCCTATGCCCTGGCGAAGAGCAAGAGTCAAGCGTTTGAGCTTAGGGTTGACGGGGCTCTTTACGAAACTGGGTGCGGTATCAAGAGAGACTTGATCAAGCCTCTCTTCATGATGAACGGTTGGCCGGAAGAGATGATGCCGACTCCAATGGCTGAGAGTGTCCAGTCACGCGACATGACTGAGATGTCGAACGTGATCCGTAATCTTGCGACGTCCGGCGCTGTCCTATCTCCGGACGATGAAGTGATCAACGAGTTCCGCCGTCTCGCTGGGCTGCCTGATGCGAAGAAGATGACCCCGGCGATGTTGGCTTTGCTGGCGCCTAAGAAAGCTGCTCCGCCGCCACCTAAGGAGAAATAACTCATGCCCCACGATGTAAACGGGAAGATCGTTAAGCCGGGAGATAAAGTCGTTATCCGAGGGACCGTGCGTAGCGTGTCTCCTGGAGAAAAGTACTGTAACTGTCAAGTAGACTTCGACGTTCCTATGCCAACCGACGAGGGAGGGCGGAAGGAATCGATCAGTTCGATTAACACGAAGATGATCGAAGTCGTCGAGTAATCAGGAGATACGATAATGGGTTCTGCTCTCTATGAGTCTGGGCGTCGGATGATCCTTGATGCGGAGGACGCTAATTCTACTTCCTTCGACATCAATGCGAACAACATCAAGTGTGGTCTGATCGACCTGGACCAGTATGGTGTTGCAGTCAGCGGGTGTACTGGCAACGGCGTTGCGCCGATCGTAATCACTACTCCGTCGGCACACGGTTACACTACTGGCGACATCGTCACAATCAGTGGCGTTGGCGGTAACACTAATGCGAACGGCGTCTTCAGCATTACGGTCCTGAGCTCGACGACCTTTTCGCTGCAGGACCAGAACACACTTGCGAATATCACTGGCAACGGCGCCTACACCAGCGGTGGGCATACGGTCAACCTGACCGCGCATGTGTTCCTGTCGGACATTCCGATTGGCGCGCGCGTGTCTGCGTCTGGTAACCTTGCCAGCAAGACGACTAACTCGCCGCGTGGTGGGGTATTCGATGCTGCTGACGTGACGTTCTCGTCGGTCCCTGCGGGATCGCCGTGTGAGGCAGTTGTGATCTTCAAGGACACTGGGACCGCCTCGACCTCGCCGCTCATCGCGTTCATTGACACAGCAACTGGGCTGCCTGTCACGCCGAATGGCGCTGACATCCAGATCCAGTGGGATAACGGTCGCTTCCGGATCTTCATGCTGTAACCAATGTCTGACCAGGATGCTATCGGCATCCCTAGTCTCGCGCTGAAGGTTAAGCCATCAGGGATTAAGGGATCTGCCTTCGCCGGATCCTCCGGTCTTTCCGGTGGATCCGGCGCTGGCTTAATGATCATCCTAACGGTTAAACCGTTTGGGATCAGTTCCTATTTCCTGGCGGGGTCTCCGACTCTATCGAACACGACGTCGCACACACTTCAACCGACTGGAATTGAGCCAGTTGGAGGACTTGGTTCTCCAGCAGTGCAACAGAACGTCCTGCCGGCCGGAATTCCTGGTTCATTCTCCGCTAGCCCAGGATCCCTTGCAGCGTTCGGTCGGGCGCAGGTCGGATTTCCAATCGGAGCGATCGGGATTGCTTCTCACGAGGGGTTCGGGTCTCCGACTCTTTCGAACATCTCTGTCTACTCAATCTCCCCATCAAGTATTGGGACAACGGAGCGATTCAGCGTTGGGCTCAAGCTTAATCAGACGATCAAGGTTCCAAGGATTCGGACGAACTCGGGTGGAGGGGTCCCGAGGATTGTAATACAGCAGGACCAGACGGTCGCAATGTCTGGGCTTGCTTCACATGAAAGTTTTGGTCGCCCAAGCATCCCACTCCCTATCGAGCTTACACTCCTCGATGTCCACAATATTACTTTCTCTCCAAATGAGAGACTGCTCGACCCTGTCGAGATGTATGCAGGCAACGCGCGCGTCCAGAAGTTTGTGATTCTCGATGAGATTGGAGACTTCCCCGTTGATATCCGTGCGTTTAGTGCTCGCTGGGCACTAAGTAAAGAGACGGCCGGAGAGTATAACAAGCGCGCCATCGTAACCAAGGCTGCATCTGTCAGCAGCATTGAGATTGCTATGGTTAGTATTTTAGACGCGGGTCTCGGTTACAACGTTGGGGAAATTCTTACCATCGCAGGTGGGGTTGGTGCTCCGGGTGCGGTGAAGGTGCTATCCGCGTCCGCAGAAGGAGCTGTGGCTCAGGTGCAACTCCTTAATAGGGGAGCTTATTTCACAGCTCCTTCTGCGGACGTCGGCCTTCAAGGTGAATCTGGTTCTGGACTTAGACTTAGCCTCACGATACGCGACGCAATCGGAACCATTCTGGTCTCTATCGAGAAGAAAGACACAGAAAAGCTTTTTGGTGACTTCCACCAAGAACTAGAATTCGTGGATGAGGACGGAGAGACTGTGGTCGTTGGTGCTGGAGACTTCGCAGTCCTCCGTAATGTGGTGAATGTCTAATGGCTACGACTTCTGCAGGTAGTGCCCAATATGCTGGGACTAAGCGATACGGGATCGGGGTTGAATCCGTCCTATTCCGTCTCGTTCAGGAGGATGGGGCACCGTTTAGTGGTGGTGTTCTTGGCACTACCGTAAAGGCCACAGTCTATTTCCCAGACGGTTCGATCCACGATAAGCATACTTCTCCTCCGGCTAATACCCTTACGCTGGGTGGGGACGGATTCTACCGTCTCGCTCTGTGGGGAGAGCCTCAGATTGGTGGGCATGACGTCGATCTTGCGCAGGTTGGGCTCTGCGGCCTGAAGATCTATTCTACCACTCCTGGAGACTTCATTCCTGTCGCGATGATGTACGAAGTTCGACCAGATTTCGACGTCAAACTCGGCCTCTCCTATCTCCCTGGGCCATCGAGCGCTCCGCAGATCTCTGGGGGCATTTCGATTCACCGTTGGTGGGATCATAAGCATTATTTCTCGCCACTCACTGCAACGAATCGCCCAGATGGAACAGCGAGTGTGATTTCGAACCTGTCCCTGGCCGTTACGGACAGGGCCGCTAACACGAATTTAATCGTCGTTTCTGGCACGGACTTCGTCGAAAACACCTTCGACGGGAACATCTACTTCTCCAAAACCGTTCTTGGGATCACCGGAGCTAGAGTTGTTTCCGCTACCTTGAAGTTTAACCATGCGGTTCGCGCTGGTCTCTCGATTCTTAGCTATGAAACTCGCATCCCAGTCGCTGTGAGGTTCGGCGCGTGATTGAGATTGATGTTGACGGTCAGCTAGACCTCTTCCTAAGAACTCCGTCCGATAAGCCAGGCACGCAGTCCTCTGGCTGCGTGTCTGGCTCAACCGACCTTGCAACGTACACTCTTGAGAACCAGCATTCGCAGTTTGTCTTCGCACAGGACGAGATTGGTGGATTTCGTCTCGTCCAATTTTCTCGCAAAGCTGAGGACGACAACCTTAAGACCTGGACGAACGTCGAAGAGAATCTCTGGCGGCTGATCATCACCGACACCAACCAGAGGGACGCTCTCGCCACCTCTACGCTCCTACCGACGGCCGCTCTCATGGACGCCCCGTCGGCTACCCCGACCGAGATCGTTCTGCGTTGGCCGAGCGTCTCGGTCGGAGGCACTGACGTCTTAGATGTTCGCGTCTCGCTCGAACTTAGGGCTGGCGAGGACTTCCTCCGTGCTTCTTGTACGGTGTCCTGGGTCGGAACTGCTGTTCAATACGCTGTCGATTCAGTGTGCCTACTTCCAGTCCGTGTCGCCCCAAAGAATCGTGGCAACGATTTCGCGGTAATGCCTATTACGTTTGGCATGACGTCTAAGGACCCAGTCACTAATCTTCGCTGGGACCCTCAGAATGGAAGAACAGCTGCGACATTCGCAGCCCTTCTTCATAATAACTGGTTCTATCCTTCTGGTCGTGGCTGGAACATGTGCTTCTGGGGCTATTACGAAACGCTCTCCAATGAAGCATGGATGATCTGGAACGAGCGCTGGGATAAGTCCCTCCTTGCTTGTACATTCCAGTCCGACGGCGAGAATATCCTGAACGAGATGTACTTCCCGGCGGAGGATAACATTCAGCCGGGGAATAATAATCGGAGCCTAGAAGTTGTCTCAACGTGCCTGATGCCGCTTGGGACGACCGCCGAGCACGGCTGGTGGGACATCGCCTCCCAGTATAAGCAACGTCTTGAGGCAGTTAATCCTCCATGGCTGGTCGAGAGACGAAACGAGCGCCCAGGTAACTCGGATCTTGAGAAGCGTCCTTACCTCTTCATCGACGTCTCTCACGTTGGATACACTGGAACAACTGCTCCGATCCTTGCGCTAATAAACTCAGCGCGAGCCGCGGTAGGGGTCGGCACCGAAACCCCAGTCTTCGGGACCATCGAGGCAACATTTGATAACTTCAGAACAATGTGGGAGGACGAGGTCGGGGATCTTAGGCAGACCCTCCCCCTCCTCTTCGATCAGAACATTTTTCTTGGAAAATGGACTCCTTTCAATGTCGGCCCAGAACTGATGTCGAAGTATCGCTGGGCGAACGATGTTTTGAATGTCTGGCAGGACCAAGACTTCGTTGGCTCGATGATAATGTCTAGGAGAGGACGCATCGAAGTCGCAGACGTCGCGTGTGGTGGCGAGAACGATAGTCTTTGTGAGAAGAGGAATAAGAGCTTCTACCACGAGAGAACCTACAACGTCACTGGCTGGGATTCTCTGACGAACACAATCTTCGTTGACGATGACCCCTCGCTCGAAGCTCAATTCTTTATCCAGGCTCTTATTGCAACCCTAAAGCCTGCTGCGAACGCTCGTCTTGCTCAGGTCACTGTTGCGTCGATCTCTGCTAATGCTGTTCACTGCTCGTCTATTCCAACGGACTGGACCGGAACAAATGTCATTCCGGTCCCCGGCGACCAACTCGTTGTCTCTTCTTCAGACAACGAAACGACCGCATTTTTCTGTCCACATGCGGTCATCCACGCACAGTCCTTCCTCACAGAACTCTCGCTGAACTACGCTGAGGGACGATTCAGGGTTGCCAGGAACTGCCATACCTACTTCGACGTCTTCTCAGAGCCGAATCACTTCCAGCCGCTCGTCTACAACATGTCCTGCTATCGGGATCACGGAACTTGGTCCCGAATCGATGCGTCCTATCAGCAACATCCTCTTGGCGGAGGCTCGTGGTATACGGAAGCGATGACTCAGTTCATTGAGTCTAGCCGGGATCTTGTTCGCGCTGCCCAGCAGAGCGTGGCGAACAAAGTCGCGCATATGTTCTCATGCGAGGACATTGATGAGACAATGATGCGTGGGATGGACTTCTGTTGGCACACGCTCTCGTCCGGAGAACTCTGGCGCAACGGTGTTCAGCCCTCTGACGGATTTAAGGCCGTTCCACTTTTTGCCGTCGTACACGCTGGGCGAACGTTCGGTCGTGCTTTGAACCATGAGTTCAGCAGCGCTACCATTAAGCCTGCTTATCGGGCTGATAGCCTGCTGCATCGAACGCTTGCGTATGAGATGTGCGTCGAATGGCCGTATGGACTCACAGCGACAACTCTTTCACTCTATGCAGATGACGTTGACGGAGCCGAGCTTAACCTCTTCGATGATGCTAACTACTTTTCAGGCGGGGGCACCGTTAACGATGAAGTTAAACAAATTCGTGACCTCTGGGTACAGATGGCTATCGCAGAGACAAGATGGGCTACTCCTTATCTGCGCTATGGCGATCTTCTTAGCCCTCCTGTCCTTAGCCCTACTGGAACTTCTTTCACAACGAGTCTAGCTAACACTCTGTATACTGGCTTCAGGTACTACTCCTACGACGTCATCTATGACCATAACAGCACCCCTCGAATCATCAGCGCCTTCCACCGTGACCGCTTCACGGGGGCAGTCGCTGGCTTCTTTGTCAATTGGACTGAAGTCACAGGTGACTGGTCTGGGACGATCGACGTTGATTCCTACGGACTACTCGTTGGAAATGGAGTTAACGTTTCGGTGCTTGACTACTACGGGAATCCAACGACTGCCGTAGATGTTGATTTTGATCTTACGACGGGGCAGATTACTGTAACAGATCTACCAGCGTATAGTACGGTCTTTATTAAGTTCACACCGATCCCGGTTCCGAACTCTGTTGCAATCCCAGCGAGGTACGACATCGCGTTCGATGTCATGGCGACGGAGTTGGAACCGCTCACAATCTTCGCTGGCGACTCGATGTTTCTTAGATACCAGATTTCAGACATGAGGTCCGATGCCTCAGGAAGCACCCTACTTGACCTTACAGGAGTCAGCGCTAAGTGGTCTCTCACGAAGTCGATGCCGTTCTCTAACTATGCCTCTACACCGTCCGTCGATAAGAAGACACCTGACGTTTCGGTATCTATCTCTGAGATCAGTAGCGCTATCGTCGCGACTAACGGATCAGGATACAGCGTTGGGGACATTCTATCGATCACGGGAGGATCTGGTCTGGGCGGACTCATAAGAGTGGCCGCAACGAATTCATTCGGTGGAGTTACTCTGGTTAGCATTTTCTCTCCTGGCTCTTATATCCAACGCCCATCTACGGTCGCTGGGTGTAGGGGCGGGACGGGCGTAGGAGCAATCCTGAAGCTGGGGTTTAGGATCGCTCCCGGAATCGTACTCGTCCGTCTTCGGAGTGCGGACACTCGAGCTCTACGCGGCGATTACCACGCAGAGCTCGAGCTCTTCGACCAATCCAATAAGAGCGATGTCGTGGCTGTTGGCGATGTAACTGTAGCGGTCAACATCGAGTAGCGCATGCCAGTTCAGGGCCTATATCTCTTTTCCGTGATGATTCGTCTAGTGGCGTTCTTCCTGATGCCAGGAATGCGTGGGCTAATCCTTCTAACGCTACTCGTCGAATTTTCTTTTATCTCTTTGCTGCTCCTTCCCTCTGCTATTAAGAAGCTGCTCGAGAGGATGATTTCTCATGTCCGTTAGCCCAGTCATCGCAATGCCGAAAGATGGGGCTCTTGGAGAATCTGGGACCGAGGATTCTCTGCATTATGCTGGCTACACGATCGAGCAGCTTTCCGGAGCTCTTTCAACTGCTAGTGGCGGCGATACGAAGGTCGTTGACTGGCGTTGGTCCTGCACCTGTGGCTGGACTGATAGTGGTCGCCATGTCTACCACAAACCACTTACGGTTGCGACGCATACCGTAACGATGGTGATCCTTGGCGATGGCGGCGGGACTAATTCAACGACGAAGGACATCATCGCCATCGACCTTCCGTCCGTGCCGCTCGTGATGGACACCTACCATAAGGGCGCGGGCAGCGACTCCGACACCGGCGTCGACGACGCGCACGCCTACTCGAGCTGGGAGCGCAGCGGCTACCGCTGGTTCGAGGGCGACATCACCCATTCCAGGTACACGCCTGGCCGCGTCCGCACGAAGGCGGGCGACGGGGTCAACTGGACCAGCAACAACGACGACGTCACGTCGCCGCGGCACTACGACGACTTCGACTTCGGTCCATTGCTCTTCGACGCCTACGGCAGCGGCTCGCGCCCGAGCATCCACTTCGGAACGGGCAAGAGGATCGCGTTCCTCGCCAACCATCACGTCCCCGACGAGTGGGGCTGGTCGGTCTACTTCAAGGGGCTGCGCTGCTTCAAGGATGCGCAGGAGGACGATGGAGTCGGGTCGAACATCCCCGGCTCGCAGTACGACGACTGCGTCTTCGAGAACTTCGGCGTCGCGCTGCAGGGCAACTTCAAGCGCGCCTTCGTCGGCGGCCGCGTCACGGGGAGCGCGACGACCGGGCTCCACGTCGCATGCACCTGGGCCGCGCTCGATGGCGTCACGATCGACGGCAACGGCCTCGGCGGCGTGAACGCCGAGCACCAGGTCTACGGCACGGACATCAACCACGGGTGCTTCCGGCGGCTCATCGTCATCGGATCGATCGAGGCGAACGACTGCCTGCGCTCGGTCTCCTCGCGCTACGTCTACGTCGCGGACTGCGACGTCTCGAACACGAGGAACGCTGGCGCTGCTTATTATCCTGGTAGTAACGGAACTACCTTCGCAGCTTCAACGAATTGGCTCGGCGAACGTCTAATTGCGCGCGCAGGTCTCGATACCGCCGTCGCGATCGACTTCAACCATAATGACAACTCACTCCTCCGGAACTTCAAGTTCTTTGGAGCCCACACCGGAATCGTAATTCGTGGTTATGACTCAACGCATAAGGCGAACGATACACGAATCTACCACGGCGTTTCTTACGATCCTGGAGCGGGGATTCGCAATTTCACGATCGACTCTAACGCCACGGCCACGAAGATCCGTAACATAGTCTTCTACCGTAACGATAATGAGCCGTTCTTCGCTGTTGAAACAGCGTCAACGATCGACATGGATTATTGCTGCTTCTTCCGCTCTGGGGGAACGAATGATGCTGATGATGCGAACTTCTGCGCCGTTGCTGGTGTGACTAAGAGCTTTTCCCAGTGGAAAGCTCTGCTCTCGAACAAAAATGATCAGCATTCATTCTTCCGAGACCCTAAATTCATCAACGGAGGAACTGGTGACTTCAGGTTCCAGGCTGATAGTCCTTGCCTTAACGCTGGCCAGAAGCTCGGTGAGGTTCCAAGGGACTATGCTGATCTTATTCGTGGAAGTTCTGTAGCAATTGGAACATACGAACTTACTTACCAGACGATTCTTCCAGCTGGGATCAATAGAACTGTAAGGACGGTGTGATATGCCCAGCATTATTGTTGGACAGAACTCCTACGTGACCGTCGCACAAGCTGACGACTATCTCGCCGCGCGAATTGATGCGGCTGAGAAGTGGAGCAACTTGGACGACGACACGAAGATTAACGCTCTGATCTCTTTCTTCAGATTGCTCGAGAGGCAGAACTATATTGGAACGAAGACGGGGCTGAATATTCTGTCTTCGTTCGTGATTGCGACGGTAGGAACGGGATACGTCGTTGGCGATGTTCTCACGCTGGTCGGCGGAGCGGGAACCGCAGCCACATTCCTCGTCTCTAGCATCGACGGCTCGGGCGGGATCACAGGGCTCTTGACGACGGATGTCGGAGGCTATACGACCGCTCCAACTGCCCCGGCAGATTTGTCTGGCGGAACTGGAACGGGAGCGCAGTTGACGCCAACGTTCAAGACGCAGACCGCGCTCTGGCCTAGAACGGGTGTGGCCGACAAGGAAGGTATTGCTCTCGACCCCAACGCCTACCCGCTCAATCTGATGTACGCTCAAATTGAGGGGGCGTATGAGCTAAGTCAGAATCCTGAGCTCTTCACGAAGGCTAACCAGGACTCCAACATCAGTTCTGTTAGCGCTGGGCCGGTCAGCGTTTCGTTTTTCAACCCCCTCCGGGACACTGGGCGATTCCCGAGTTCTGTCCAAGAACTACTTCTTCCGCTTATGGGTGGGGGGAGTAGCTCTGGGATCGGAGGCCCAGAAACCACTGGGGCCTCTGAGCCCAGTAGCTTTAGGAACTGCAACCAGTTCGATCGCAGTAGAGGCTATCCGTGAAACTCTTTGGCCTAGATATTGCGAAGATCGCGGCAGACTCTATCAAGAGTGCGGGTGGTATTCTCGATTGCACCCTAATAAAAGAACTTGCCGGAAATATTGACACGACCGATATTTCCGGCAAAGACCCCAAATCCAAAAAGAAGTTCAAAGCGAAGGGCGTTATCTCGGAGTATTCGAGATATGATCTTGCGAATTCGCTCGTTAAGGCGGGGGATCGCAAGATTACTCTGCTGGCTGCTACTATTGATGGCGGTCGGGTTCCTGAAGCTCAGGATAAAATTCAAATCCTCGAGAAGGAATATCGGATCGTAGGACCAGTGACCTCCGACCCAGCGAACGCAACGTACACCTGCCAGTGTAGGGAATAATGCCGTACGATCCGAAGACGAAGAAGTGGGTCTACAAGGATATTCCAGATAGAATCTGGAATCTCATTGACGAACTTGAGCCGGAATTGCAGGGGGCCTTTCTTGATACTGTTTCTGCAATCCAAAATGAGATCGACGCAGGTAAAGGTCCCTTCGGTGTGAATCTCATGGCTCTCCTTGCAGAAGGACGGTTTGATGAGGTCACAGAGATCATCGAGCGCGCGGGAGAATCTCTCGCGGCTCAGATGACGACCGCTTATATTGAATCTGCCCAGTCGGCAGCGAAGGCTCTTTCGGAAGCGACACGGTTGGATGTGTCGTTTGATCAGGTCAATGAGGGAGCGCTTAATGCGATCCGTCAGAATTCACTTGATAAGGTCAAGGGTTTCACAGAAGAGCAGACGAAAGTCGTTAAATCGATCCTTGAGAACGGTGTTGAGAATGGAACGAATCCGCGAGAGGTTGCTCGAGACCTCCGTCAATCCATAGGACTGACGGAGAATCAATGGAACGCCGTAAGTAACTATAGGAACTCTCTTGAGGCGGGAACAAGCGACGCTCTTGACCGTGCTCTACGGGATAAGCGGTTTGATTCGACGGTACAGCGCGCGATCGACACAGAAACTCCGCTGACTACTGAGCAGATCGACCAAATGGTCGAACGATATGCTAATAGGATGTTAGCATATCGTGCCGAAGTTATCGCACGGACTGAGAGCCTTCGCGCTGCGCATGAAGGCTCTGAAGCAATCTATCAGCAGGCGATTGATAAGGGTGATCTTGATCCGAAGCAGATCGTAAGGGAGTGGAATACGGCGGGGGACACTAGGGTTCGCGATTCGCACGAAGCGATGCAGGGACAGGAACGTCCCTTTGGAGAGCCCTTCGAATCGGGGGAGGGTAATCTTATTAGATACCCCTGCGATCCAGACGCTCCTGCTTCGGATTCTATTCAATGCAGGTGTGCGGTTGGAACAAGGATATACTTTGATCTGCCACAGTTTGAGACTGCGGCAGCCCAGACTACTGGTGTTATTTCTGAAGCTTCGGACGAAGAGCAGGAATAATTCGTTCTTTCGCCAGCTCAGATAGTAAGAAATTGGTGATATGGAATTCTTTACTAAAGCTATCCCCGTTGAACGTGTTGACTCTGACCTTGGCCTTGTCCTGGGCTGGGGCATTATCTGCACGGAGAACGGTGAGCCATATTACGATAGCCAAGGCCACCACATCCCTGAGAATGAGATGCTGGCGGCGGTAACGGACTTCATGAAGCACCGTCGCTATGCGAAGGACATGCATACGGGCGAGGTGGTCGGCTCGATCGTGCATTCCTATCCTCTTACGGGGGAGATCGCGAAGTCGCTGGGCATTGCTACGACCAAGACCGGCTGGCTGCTGGCGATGAGCCCATCTCCTGGGCTTCTCGCAAAGTTCAAGGATAAGACCTACACCGGCTTCTCCATTGGCGGAGAGCATGGAACTCTGGAGCCTGTGATCGATGAGTAAGTTCATCATGCGCGGGTTCCGGATCGACGAAACTTCTGGCGTTGACTTCCCCGCCCAGAAGGACGCTCGTGCGGTTATTATGAAGCGAGCTTCTCCTATGGATGATTCTCAGACATGTGAGACCTGCGGGGAAAAGCACCCAGGTCTAGAGTGCCCTAAGAGCGTGAAGAAGTACGAGGTCATCGAGAAGCATGTAGTCAAGCTCGATAACGGTAAGTATCAGCTTAGGTCGAAGGATAATACCAAGAATCTTGGCACGTTTAATACTAAGGAAGAGGCCGAGACGCATGAGCGGGAGGTTGAGTACTTCCGTTCGGTAAAGAAGGCTGGTCGCCCTGTTCCTCAGGAGAATGAGACCAAGGAGCAGTTCATCGCCCGCTACATGGCCGATAAGGACATCATCGCGCACTGCCCAGATGAAGGGATGCGGATGGAGTCGGCACGGAAGGCCTGGGGGTCTGGATTCGATAAGTATGATCCGGATCAGGATCGTGGCGAGGACGGACAGTGGACTTCGAGCGGGGCTGAAGACGTTAAGTCTAAAGCTGAGAAGATGGCGTCGCGGCACGAAAAGAAGGCGGAAGTCGCTCAAAAGAAAGGTGAAGAGTACAATTTTCGGAAGCAATCTGAGATTGCTTCCCACTATCGGAGAGTAGCTGGAGCCGCCAGCGATATTGTTAGACATAACGCGAATATGAATGTCTATGGCGCAGCAGATGCTCAGAAAAAGGCCGAGCACTTTCTTGGCCGTGCCCAGGCCGTTGCTGGGCCATTGTTCGGTGTTAGAAAGTCCGACGACAACGATTACACTGAGTTGTCATTCAACGACTCTGAAACTAATGGAGGCGATTCAATGCCTGATTCCGAAATCGAAAAGCTCAGCAAGGCACTGGATCGTGCCAATCGGATCGCTGAGCTGAACGATGCTGAGAAGTCCTACTTCAAGACGCTTAGCGGCGAGGCCGCGGAGTCGTTCCTGAAGATGGCTTCTGTGGATCGTTCGGGAGAGATCAAGAAGTGCGCTGACCTCAATCCGGAGGTCTACAAGTCGGTCAGTGGTGAGGTCTTCCGCAAGAACGACGATCCGCGCCTCGCCGCGATGGCGAAGCGGGCCGATGAGCAGGCGGTGGAGCTGGCTAAGGCTAAGAGCGAGACCGAGACGGCCACCTACGCGAAGCGCGCGAAGGAGGAGCTCTCGCATTCGCCTGGCGATGAGGCGACGAAGGTCGCGCTTCTCAAGTCGGTGGACGGGATCAAGGACGAGAAGCTGCGCAAGAGCGCGCTCGATTCTCTCCATGCGACCGATGCCGGCTTCAAGAAGAACATGGAGACGATCGGCGTGATGGGAGGGGGTAACTCCAACCCTGGTGCTGCCGGCGCTGAGGAAAAGCTCAACATTCTTGCGAAGGCCCACCTCGAGAAGAGTGCTGACCCGAAGAAGACCTTCGCGAAGTCGTACAACGCGGTTCTCTCGACGGAGGAGGGCAGGGCTCTCTATCGCGAGGTCAGCGCCGCGATCCCGAACGCCACTCCTGGCGTCTAACCCTTCTTCCCCACATACAATAAATACTGGAGTCTTGAGACATGTCTTACGTTGAACGTGCTTATCCTGAGTCGGGGAATTCGGCGGCGGCGATTGATCCATACCTCTTCCTTGTCTACGACTCGAGCGGTAATCTGGCCGTCAATACGACTGCGCAGGGCTCGATCGTAGGTGTTTCGGCAGAAGGTGTTGATGCGGCGAACCGCGCTATCCCCTTCTGGCCTTTGGGCGGTGGCGGCAAGGTCAAGGTCAAGTGCGCTGCGAGCGTTACGGCTGGAGGCAAGGTTGCCTCTGACGCGAACGGCAAGGCGATTGCCTGGGTCGATGCCGTTGGAAACAACGCTGTTGGTATTTTCGTGACGGATGGCGCGAATAACGACATCGTGACGATTGAACTCTTCGCCGCTGACGTTGGCGGTGGCTCGTAACTGGACCACGGGTCCATAACTAGAATACATAGGAGATAAAGAATGCCCGGTCCAGTTCAGCCCTCACGCGCTGACGTCCATGTGAATCGGCCGCTCAATAATATGAGTTTGGCCATGATTCAGGATGCTGGCGCCTTCATTGCGGATGGTATGTTCCCTACGATCCCTGTAACCAAGCAGAGTGATCGCTACTTCACTTATGAGCGCGGCGAGTTCAATCGCGACGAGATGCGTCTGCGTGCTCCTTCGACGGAGTCCGCGGGTGGCAGCTACACGATCGATTCCACGCCGAACTACTTCTGTGACACGTATGCGTTTCACCGCGACATCGACGAGCAGATCCGCGCGAACGCGGACGATCCGCTCGATCCTGACCGTGAAGCGACCCTCTACATTACGATGAAGGGTCTTTTGAAGCGAGAGGTCCTCTTCGCCTCGAAGTACTTCACGACCGGCAAGTGGACGACCGACATTACTGGCGTTAACTCGGCCCCTGGGTCGAACCAGGTCCTCCGCTGGAATGTCGCGAACTCCAACCCGATCCAGGATATTCGCACGGGCAAGCGCGTGGTCCTAGAGAGCACGGGCAAGCTCCCAAATAAGCTTGCTCTGCAGCGTTACGTGTTCGATGCCCTCATGGACCATCCTGACATCATTGGCCGAATTGACCATGGCCAGACGGGTGGCCCAGCGATTGCGAACCGCCGCATTCTGGCAGACCTCTTCGAGCTTGAAGAGGTCCTCGTTATGGATGCGATTCAGAACACGGCGAAGGAAGGGCAGACTGCAGCACATTCCTTCATCGGCGGTAAGGGTGCCCTTCTTGCCTACGTCGCGCCTGCGCCGGGCATCATGACGGCGTCGGCTGGCTACACCTTCGCGTGGACGGGCCTGATGGGCTCGAACGCGTTTGGTGGTCGTATCCTGAAGTTCCCGATGGTCCATCTGCGGTCTGACCGCGTTGAGATGGACATGAGCTTCGACCAGAAGCTCGTGGCTGCTGACCTCGGTTACTTCTTCTCCTCGATTGTGGCGTAATCCTCATACTGGGGCCATGGAGAGCGGGGCATAGAATATCAGCGCCCCGCTCTCCATGGGTCTTAGTAGAGAGAAGGACTCATGGCTCGCCGACAGAATCAGAATGACTCGGCAGTGTTGCTTGACCCGCAGCCTTTCGTCCGCCGTCGGCGACACTGGAAGGAGAAGTGGGACGCAACTGTGGACTTCGTCTACAGCCGCGACACTAATGTTGACGGTGAGACCGTCCAAGCTGGGACGGTCGTTGATAAGACCAAGTTCCGCGAGCCGACTCTTCGGCGAATGTGGTTCAATTCGCTGATTCAGAGGCAGGATCCAGTTGGCTAGTGTCGAAAGACCGCCGATCAGCGTGCTGATCAACACGGTCACCGATCTAGCAGAACAGATCATTAAGAAGATTACCCTTGACACGAGAGCGAACCTCGTCGCCCAGCCGCAGGAAGGTGGCACCCCGGTTGACACTGGGCACGCTCGGGCGAACTGGGTTGCGTCTATTGGAGCTCCAGTAGAGGAAGAGCAGGGAACAAGGCCTGAGAGGCTCTTAGGGAAATTAAGCCATCCAGTTTCAACGGAAGCTGCAGAACGTGGAATCGCCGAGGTAGCAACTCAATACAAGCTAGAGAAGGGTAGGGTCTTCATCTCGAATAACGTGCCTTACATCCTAGCTCTTAACGAAGGACATTCGCAGCAAGCTCCTGCTGGATTCGTACAGCTAGCAATCGCTAAGGCAATCGAAAAGGATCTAGCGAAGGAATACGAATTAACGCAGGAGCTTCTGAAGGGTGGCAATGGTTCTCGAGGAGGCGGTTGAAAGGATCTATCAGAAGTTCGCTTCTGAATGGGGCAAGACCTGCCCAGTCGCCTATGAGAACAAAGCTTTTACGGTGCCTAAGGAAGATAAACCCTGGTGCCGTATTACTGTAAGGGTCTTCACTTCAGAGCAACATAACCTAGGAGGCGAGGGAAACACAGATTACCGTAGAGTTGGAAGCATCTTCGTCCAAATCTATACGGCAATGAATGAAGGAACTCGACTGAGCTCTCAGCTGGCTAAGAAGGTCCAAGACATCTTCGAAGGAAAGGCGATCGCGACCGGACTTCAGTGCTGGAATTCGACGCCCCGATCGACTGGGCCAACTGAGAAATGGATGCAGACGAGCGTAGAGACTGAGTTCGAATACCTGGAGACTAAGTAATGGCCCGTGTTCTTACTAACAAGAGTGCGCTCGCCTTCTCGCCTGAGTCTTCCCCTGGCGTTCTTCCTGGGTCGCCTCAATGGTTCCGGCTTCAGCCGAATACCATTAAGACCTTCGGCGCGGTAATTAAGAGCGTTACGCGCGAACCGATCGACATTACTCGGCAGAGCCAGCCAGGAACGATCGTTGATCTTGATAGCTCGGTCGAGTTCGAGCACGATCTTACGACTGATTCGATTACGAAGCTGATGGAAGGCTTCGTTGGCGCTGAAGCTGTAAACCTCAATCTCTACTTCCTGGCTCGTCCTGCTGTTGCCTCTGGCGCGACTTACACGATTCCAGGCGCGACCACGAGCCAGGCCGGCAAGCTCCAGTACGGGGCCACTGGGCCGAAGACATTGCTCTTCGCAGCTGGCTATGCGAACGCAACGAATAATGGCTTGAAGGTCCTCGCTGCGGACACGGGAACTTCGGGAACGGTTCTTGCGGTCTCAGGAACTCTCGTTGACGAGACTCCTCCCACCAACGCATACATCGCTCTCGCGGGCATCCGCGCGAACACAGCCGACCTTCAGATTGTCGTCTCCGCTGGGGTCGCAACGATCACGTCTGGCCATGGTGGTGGAACGGCGATTGACTTCACGACTATCGGCATTACTGCTGGGCAATTCATCTATGCCAAGTTCCCGCTGGGCGAAGGCTATTTGCGCGTTACCTCAATCGTGGCAGAAACGATCACCGGCGATAAGCTGTCTGCGGCTCTTATTACTGATACCGCAGCTGGTGTGACAGTTGATCTGTATTATGGTCGTTTTATCCGTAATGTGGATGTTGATCAGAATGCGGATGATAAGCGGTATATTGAGAGGACTTACACATTTGAGCTCTTCCTGCCTGATGCTTATGGCGTTGGAACTCATGGATATCAGTATTCTCCTGGTAATTATTTCAACAGTCTGTCGTTCAACGTTCCGCTGACGTCTAAGGCGGTTCTTGACTGTAGCTTCATCGGAATTGACACGGAGAACCCGACTTCGACTAGGAAGACGAACGCTGCAACACCAACGATGCCAATTGGTAGGACGGCGTTCAATACCTCCACGAACATCGTGAATCTTCGTACGACTGGCCTTGCAGCCTCGGACACCTACTTCAAGTCGCTATCCCTTAAGATTAACAATAATGCTTCACCCGAGAAGGTCCTTGGTCGACTCGGTGCTGCTGTCATCGACATGGGACGGTTCAAGGTAGAGATTCAGTCGAATGTAATCTTCGCTGGACCTGACATTATTACGAACATCCGCAATAACGTCACCTGCACCATGGACTTCCTCCTCAGGAATGAGAACGGTGCAATCGCAGTTGATATTCCTTCTCTTAAGTTCTCTGGTGGCGGCAGGACGTATCCCCAGGACAAGTCTGTTCTGATGGACATCACTGCTAATGCGCATCAGGACGATAGTCTTGGGACGTCTATCGGCATCAGCCTATTCCAGTATCTGCCGTAATCCGGAGAAACTAAGCCATGGTCGAGAAGATTCGCACTTCTATTATGATCCCAAACTACATTGAGGGCGATGCCGCTGCTCTCAAGGGTGACCTGCTAACGCCAGGCACTGGTGTTGCGATCGGTGAACGCTTCGGCGCGGTTATTCGGCGAACGCGTCTCGTTCTAACGAGCTTCCTCGTCAACGACGTGTCAACGAGCGACTTCGGCGGCACCTCGCTGCTCACTTTCGCTAACACGAACCTTTTGATCCTCGGTGCTTACCTGTCGTGTGCCGTTACGATCGCGGGCATGACGACTCAGGCCTGTACCTCGTTGATCGCTGCGATCGGTACGGTGACGACTGCCTCGACGACCTTCGCGAACGCTGGTGAGAAGAACATCATCGCTTCGATGACTGGCGTCGGTGCTGGCGCGACCGGCACTATTGGCGGCGCTCTTGGCTCGAACGTCACGATTGCGGCTGGTGCGTCAAACCAACTGTTCCTGAACATCGCCCAACCTGTGACGTCCGGTACTGGTACTGCAACGTTCACGGGTCGCCTCGACCTCGTGTATGTTGATCTGGGTGTGGGCTAATAGTTCCAAGATCATTTAACGTAGCCCAGGAGGGCATACCCTCCTGGGCTACGAGAACCCCCAATAACCAAGGAAAAACAAATGTCTGCTGATTTTTCGAAGCTGTCGAATCTTGAACTGAAGGGGAAGACGGCTAAGTTTCATCTCCCGCAGATCGCTACGAAGGCCTTCCTCGAAGTTAAACCCACGAATCAGTCGAATCGCGGATACTTGAACGCAAGACTGAAGTTGTCCTCGCGACGGTCCGAATCGACCTCGGCGAAGTCGATTGACCTCCTCCGTGAAGATGAGAAATCTCTCTATGCCGAACATGCAATTATTGGGTGGGAAGGCATTGTGGACTCCACTAACAAGCCAGTGGAGTACACGAAGGACGAAGCGATCAATCTTCTGAATGCTCTTCCTGACTGGCTGTTCGACCGTCTTCGTGCTTTCTGTAGAACTGAGGAGAACTTCCTTAATGCTGACGAAGATGTTCTCGATGCGGAGTCCGCCTCAAAAAACTGATCAGTCGGTTACTCTGGGAGATTGAGTACAAGGAAACAGGCGAAGTCATAAAGCTTGTCAAAGAAGCTAAGGGCGAGTCTGTTCCAGCCTGGATAACCGATGCCCCTGTGGTTCACGAGGAAGAGATCATCTTCCTCAAAGCTTTTGAGGAGCTCGCAAGCTGTAGGCAGATTGGATTCTCTCTCGGTCCTATTCCGTGGCGAGACGCTCTTCGATACGGTGAAATCCTTGGCCTAGATGATGACGTTCTAAGCTATTTCATAGAAATCATTAGGCGGATGGATAATGCGTATCTAGCCAAGAAGAACGAAGAAGATAATGGCGGAATACGTAATCAGAATAGTGATCGACCCGTCAGGAGCGACTGACGGTGGCGGGAAAGTCGTCAACACTCTTAATGAAATTGACAATTCTGCGACCGAAGCGAACCAAAGTCTTGAACTACTCAAGAAGGGTTTTAGCGCGCTAAGAACTGTCCTTGAAGCGCCGATTGATCAGTTTCTGGAGATTAAGAGTCTAGTCGAGGACCTCTCTTCCGAATATGATAACGCGTTCCTCGCAGAAGAACGATTGAACTCCGCTCTGCTACTCTCTGGGCAATATAGTAAGGAACTTAGTGATCACCTGATCGACCTCGCCAGTAATCTTGCCTCTACGTCCCGCTTCGAGGACGATGCAATTATTGAAGGCGAGAAACTTGCCGTTCTCTACGGCAAGCAGGGTGACGCGCTCGATCGCTTGATCGCTGTCTCCGTGAAGTATGCGCAATTCATGGGGGTATCGTTCGATAGCGCTGTTGTCAAGGTCGCACGGTCTCTAGAGACCGGCTCCATTATCCTGGGCAGATACCCAGTCATTCTCTCCGCTGCCGGAGACGCAGCGACCAAGACCGAGGAAGTTCTTTCTAAACTTGAGAAGATCAAGATCGGAAAGGATCTCCAGGATGATATTCTTGCCTCACAGAAAGCCTTCTCCGAACTTAGGGAAGAGCTAGGTCGTGTCCTTAACGAGTCTTCCTTCATCAAGGCTTTCTTCATAGTTGTTGGCGACTCCATCAATAAGCTGACGGTCTTCGTATCAGAGAATAAGAGAGAGTTTCAGGATCTATTTGGCAGAGTCTTCAAGGCGAGCTTGGACGTTGCAGCGTCGTCCTTCAAGATCTTCTTCGATATCGCCCAAAAAGGTTTCGAAATCCTTCTCAACTTGATTGCGAAGCTTTCAACGTCCTATATTGGTAGTAAGCTAGGGTTTGAGCAGATCACTGGCCCAGAGGTTGAAGCATTTAGCAAAGCCACAGAAGCAGTTAGGGAGAGCCAGGAAGCTCTTAGAGTTTGGAAGAATATTCCACTGGATGAGTCTGGCGCTGTTAAGGCTACAATCGATAAGATCACGGAAGGACTTGAAGCGAATAAGATTAAAGCGAACGAAGCTCGCGATGCGATGCTCGGCCTCGGTGGGACTAGAACCTCAATTCTTGGTCTAGTTACCGAGGTTAAGGATCTAGCCAACCGTCTTTCTGAAGTTCCAGAAATTCCTAAGAGCGTTGACGACCTTCTTGAGAGAATTACTAAGAAGACGGCAGAACTTGAGGCTCTGAATAAGAATACTAGGACTGAAGGGACGCCGTTCGACCCGCGTTCTCTTGCAGCTAAGAATGAAACGGTCGGAATTGGCGGGCCTACCGACATCACCGACCAGAATGCGCTCAAGGTCTATAAGCAGATCTTTGAGGCCCAGGATAAGTTCAAGACTGAGCAGCAAGCGATTAATGTTTTGCTTGGTTCAATGACTATTACTGACGAGCAAAAGGACACGATCAAGCGTGCTTATCTTGAGATGGAGATTGCTGGTCTTCAGTCCTCGACTAAGGCCGCCGATGGCTTCACGATCGCGTTTGACAAGATCGCTCTTGAGGCAGAGAACTCGTCTAAGGTCGTTCAAGACGTTATGGGTGTTGCTGTTGGTGGCTTCACGAATCTTCTAACCAACCTTATCTCGGCTAACCGTCAGAGCTGGAAGACGATCGCTAATGACGCGATTCAAGAGATAGAGCGTATCATCCTTAGTCAGCTTGTTCTTAAAGCAATTAGCGGCGCAGGCGCTGCTGTTTCTGCTGGCTCATATGCAGGCGGTAGCCCTGCTCCTGAATTCGCTGAAGGTGGCCCAGCCCAAGCCATGCGGCCGATCAAGGTTGGTGAGAGGGGGACCGAGCTCTTCGTTCCGCAGACCAATGGTAAGATCGTTCCGAATGAAGCTCTTGGTGGAAGCGAGGTTCACATTACGATTGTGAACGTTGATGACGAAAGAAAGATCGGCGACTTCCTACAGAGTGGCCAGGCGGATAAGGTTATTCTGAACCGTCTCTATGAGAACCGTACTTCGCTCTCAAGGATCCAAGGCTAATGTGGCAACCCTTTGTAGCCTCTGGGTATCGAGACGTCTCCCAGAAGATGGTGCAGCTGGCGACTTCGGGGTCCTTCGCGACTGGCGGTCTTGGTGTTACCAATGGTGGTTCTGGATATACCGACGGCGATATTCTCACGATCAGCCACGCGTCTGGGGTCTTCCCCTGCACCTTCGCGGTTAACGTCTCCGGTGGCGTAATTGTAGGCATCAAGCGGATTATCACCGGAGGATGCTTCGCAAATAGAGTCGCCTCTGCTGCAGTTAATGCTGGCGGTACAGGCTATGCCGTTAACGACGTCGTAGGAATTCTCACTGGGCTTGCGAGCGAGCCAGCGAAACTTATTGTAACGTCTGTTTCAAGTGGGGTCGTTACGGGGGTCAGTATCTTTGAAGGAGGCGGATCCTACGCTGCTTCGACTGGCTCGGGCGCTCCTAACCTAACAGCGTGCCCAACAACGCGCTTCATTGGAACTGGTTCTGGTACTGGCCTTACAGTCAATATCACGATGCAGGCGATCTTGATCCCGATCGGGATAGTGCCTACTGGCGGAACTGGATCTGGTGGGACCTTCGGCGGAACAATTACTTCTTCTGGCTGGACTGTGCTCCGTTCAGTCAACAACTATTCGCTGAATACCGTTAACGACGAGAAGGAGATCGTTCTTTTCGGAACGGCCCAGACGGGGCAGGAAGCCCCGATCCTTGGTATTAGAACAGGAACTAACGGGTCTGGCGGAAGTCTCCGCCATTTCCTTGCATTTAGCCCAATGACGGACTTTAACGGTCTATCCTCTTACGACACACAGCTAAACATCCTAAATCCGGTTCCTTCGACAAGCGCCGGAACCTATCTTCCAATTCTTCCTGCTAGTTCCTCGATTCAGTGCTATTTCTCCTGCTCTGGCCGTGCGATTCGAATTGTCTCACGCGCGGATGGCGGGACTACGACGGTCTACCATGCGGCAGGCTATGGAGCCCAGCAGCCGTTCGGTACGGCCACTGAGAATCCTGCGCCGTTCGTCCTCTTCGGCTCTGCTAGTAGCGTCGCGATCGCTGCAGACTCCAACTCCCAGCTTGACATCTCTGGGCCGACGGAGTGCTTCAAGAACAGCGGTCGGGCTGGTCCCTTCTACTTCTGGAGCCAGGCGACAACGTCGTGGGTTGAGTTCTTCAATTCAAGTGCCGCGAGCGGCTCGCCTCCGTTTACGATCAGCCAGTCTAATGTGATGTGGCCGGTCGGGAAGCCATTGAATCAGACGGATGACACGAAGGCTGACTATATTGTTGAAAATGGTGGATGGGCTTCGTATGGGTCGTTTTGTAGGGCTGACGGTGGAAGTCCAGCAACACTTAGTCTGAAGCCAACTCCCTACTCTGGCGGCAATGCCCAGACAGTCCATCCGGCCTGTCTGATTCTTGCTGCCAGTGGCGCCTTCCTCTGCGCTCTCGAGAACATCTACTGGGTCAGCGGAATTAAGGAAGACGGCTCCTCGATCGCTCCTGAAGATACCTTTACCTTCACTGTCGGTCCAACTCAGTCCGTCTTTAGAGTTTTCCCTAACGGTTCTAGAACCCTGGGCTACTCCTGGTTCTGTATGCAAGAGGGATTCTAATGCCACTTGGCACGGGAACGGCTAACGATATCCCAGACCTGTTCACACAGCTGGCGACCTTCGCCCAGGCACACGGTTGGACGAAGGACTCGTCGGGAGTCAACACCGAGAGGCTCTTCCTTCACCACACGGCGAGCGCGACCTGCTATACTTCATTCAGGTGGGATTCTGGTGCACCGCAGTATGTTGGAATCTATCACGCGCTGGGGTACATCAATTCTTCCACGGCTCCAGGTAGCCATACTAACGACTCCGGTCAGGGAGTAATTAGCGGGACCAATGCAACGATTGGGACGGGACGCCATGCAAAACTTACTAATGCTCCTATGCCTTATTGGTTCTTTCAGTCTGATGCCAACGCGGCCACGCATTACATACATTGTGTCGCTCAGGTAGCAGACGGAGAGTGCGTCCATTTCGGATTCGGCGCCATCTCTAAGGTCGGAGACCTTTGGACTGGAGGCGAGTACGCATACGGGAGTGCATACAAAGCCACGGACACCCACGGCTCTGCCGTCAATTCTGACTCCTCCTACCTCCTCGACGGTCTCTGTGACTCGTCCAGCGGCGCTCCGTTCCGCGCGTCCCTCCATATTGAGGGGATTCCTGGGCAGGCGGTAGGGAAGTGGGGTGTTGTCGGTAATTTCGCCAGCGCTAACGCGGGGACTGATCGTGGGGCGACGGCTAGAACTAAGACTCTCGGCGGATTCCGTGGGGGAGCGATTGCTCGAGCCTTTGGACGAATCGGCTCGAATAACCAACTCGGCCTTGTTCCAATCTATCCGATCGCAGCGGCAACTTTAACAGAGGCTGACGCTGTGATTCGAATTCTTGGTGAGATAAACGATGTTGGTGGCATGAACATCCAAGCTTATGAACTTGGCGACACAATGCTCATAGGTGCGGATACCTGGTATGTTTTCCCAACTAAGAAAAAGAGTGGGGATAACGTTACGGGAAGCACTTACTACTCAGGGATTGCTTACCGGGTCGCACTGACCTGATCAGGAGATACTGTGGCTACGTTCAATAAATTCAATCAGTATTCAGAAGATCTCGCCAAGAAAGTTCATAATCTTGGCTCAGATGCTCTTACTGTTGCCCTGTGCGCTGCGGCTAATGCGCCTGTCGCAACAAATTCGATTCTCACCAATCTAACTCAGATTTCGTATACAAATCTCTCGACAAGAGTCTTTTCGATTACGTCGTGTGCCCAGGCATCTGGGGTATTGAAGCTAGTCCTGGCAGACCTTGTTCTGACGGCGTCTGGCGGTTCGGTTGCGACCTTCCGTTATGC